TGTCAGAAACCCAGAGACAGGCAGAAACGAAGTCGTGGAGGACATGACCTATTATGAATGGTTAGCAACGCAAAGGGGGCGAATATAATGGCGGATATTGATGTTGTGAGCCACGTGGACGAAGTAATTTTAAAGACCACCATGGCACTTGCAAGGGCGTTAGAACAGGCAGGAGCCGCCGCAGAAGGGCACGCAAAAGACCTTTGCCCGGTCGATACAGGCGCGTTGAGAAACAGCATTACGCACCAGACCGACTTGGAGAATCTCACAGAGATAATCGGGAGTAATGAAGAATATGCCGCCTATGTAGAGTTAGGAACTGGCGTGTATTACAAGGGAGGACGAAAGACCCCATGGACTTATCAGGATGATAAGGGACAATGGCATATCACAAACGGTCAGAGAGCACAACCGTATTTAAAACCGGCGGCGGCAAATTACACAAAAGAATACACAGCAATCATTGCAGACGAATTAAAAGGAGCGATGGGATAATGAACAGATTGTCTTTGCTCGTCAAGGCAAGAGAAACTGCAGAGTATTTTACTGATAAAAAGTTTAAATACTCTCAGAGCGTGGCGAATAGCTGGGCGAGCGCAAAGAAGAAAAAGGTAAGTAATTGTGCATCGTATGTATGCTATTGCCTACAGCAATTAGGCATCCTCAAACCGGGACAACTGTTTTATTGCAACAGGAACGGAACAGTTGTCTATAAGGGCGCAGGAACAAAAGCGGCTATATCAAAACGATATAGATTGATAAAAGTAAATAAATTACCCCGGGATTATAAAAGCAAATTAAAACCGGGAGATATTTGCTTTTACCGCCTGCATACCAATATTTTCGCAGGAATAAACGAGAATAATAAAATGGTTTGGTGGGATGCCGGAAAGGCTAGCACAAATACTAAAGCAGGCGGAACATACAAAAAGATACACAGAGTCATCAACGGAAAACAGAAGATTTTATATGTGTTGAGATGGAGGTAAAAAATGAAAAAATTATTTATTAGTCAGCCGATGAAAGGCAAATCAGATGAGGAAATTTTAAAAGAGAGAGAAAATGCAATTAAAAGCGCAGAAGAACTGTTGGAAGAACCAGTAGAGTTGATTGATTCGTTCTTTCAGTCGGCACCCGCTGACGCTAGACCACTCTGGTTTTTAGGGAAGTCTCTTGAACTACTATCAATCGCTGACATTGCGTTTTTTGCAAAAGGTTGGGAAGATGCAAGAGGGTGCAAAATTGAACATACTTGTGCTGTCGAGTACGGGATTACAACAATCGCAGATTGTAAAGGAGAAAAATATGGCACAGAAGAAAATTATTGATGTGTCGGTATACAACGGCACAATCGACTGGAGGAAAGTAAAGAAATACGGTTGCGATGGTGCAATCATTAAGATTATCCGCAAGGATTTAGGCAAAGATAAAAAATTTGAAGAGAACTATAAAAAGTGTGAGAAATTGGGTATCTCATGGGGCGTGTATAACTACACATACGCAACCACAGTAGCAAAAGCTAAGTCAGACATGGAACTTGTGTGTGACATCCTCGACAAAGTCAGCAAAAAGCATTTTAAATACGGCGTTTGGTTTGACATTGAGGACAAAGTGCAGGCTAAGCTGACAAAGGGCATGATTGCATCAATCATCAACGCAGCACAGACTGTCGTTGAGTCAAGAGGGTATAAATTCGGCGTTTACACTGGTAAATCATACTTTACGGAGCATATTGATAAAAACAAAGTTAACTGTAAAAACTGGTGGATTGCGCGTTATTACAAAGGCTATAACCGCATGGCGTTTAAGGCAACACCGAACAAATCTTATAAGCCTACAAACGTGGATAACCTTATGGCATGGCAATATACCAGTTCTGGCGTATTTCCCACCAGGGTTTCAACCGGCAACGGCGGAAAGTTTGATTTAAATATTTTATATCATGACTTCCCTGCGAAGGCGCAGAAGGAAGAAACGAAAAAGGGTAACTACACTGGGAAATTCCCTGAGTTGCCGTCACGAGGCTACTACAAGTTTTTAGACGGCATTACAGTGCTAAAAGACGCACAGAACGAAATTACAAAAATGCAGGATTTTCTGAACTGGGCAATCGGAGCAAAATTAAAAAACGATGGCAAGTATGGAGAGAAGACAGAAGACGCGGTAAGAATTTTCCAGTCGCGCTGTAACTTGAAAAACGATGGCAAGTTCGGGACAAAATCCCTTAAAGCCGCAAAATTATTTAGCAAGTAATCGCGAAGTATTGCGATTTACATATATAGTCATTTAGGGAAAGAAATCCCTCGAAGAAAAGGAGTAATCAAATGGCATTAACAAGAGCTTTTTTAAAGAGCATGACACTTACAGATGAACAGGTTTCCGCGATTATCGAAGAACACTCCGCAACTGTTACAGGTCTCAAGAACGAGATTAGTAAATACAAAGAGGATGCGGAGAAAGTCCCAGACCTCCAGAAGAAATTGGAGGGCTACGAAAAAGATGATTGGAAAGGCAAGTACGAGAAGGAGCACGCAGATTTTGAAGGCTACAAGGCCGAACAGGACAAGAAGGCATCCTACAATGCAAAAGAAGCTGCATACAAAAAGATGCTCGAGGATTCTGGCGTGTCTAGCAAGGTAATTAACCTTGCATTAAAAGCATCAAAAGAGACTATTGATAATTTAAAAATCGGAGCTGACGGCAAACTTGAGAACGCAACAGAGGTAGAAAAAGGCATCAAAGAAGCGTATGCCGATTATATTACAACCGAAACGACTCAGGGTGCTAATGTATCGAACCCACCGGGAGGAGAACCGGGGAAAATGACCAAGAAAGAAATCATGGAAATTAAGGATGCGGGCGAACGTCAGAAAGCGATTGCGGAAAATCACGAACTATTTGGATTTTGAAAGGAGTAACCAATGGCAGGAGTAACCACTAGCACTGTGTTAAACACAGATAGTGCTCTTAAAGCGAGAGAAATTGATTTTGTAACAAGATTTGACAAGAATTGGGATGCATTAAGAACTATCTTAGGAATCTTTAAGCCTATCAGAAAAGAGCCAGGCACTAGCTTAGTAACTTATGAGGCACAGATGAAGGACGAAGCCTTACAGGGCGGTGCAAGCGTAGGCGAGGGGGAAGCAATCCCTTTCACACAGTTTAAAGTCGTAGAGAGTAAAAGGGAAGATATTGTCGTAGAAAAATACGCTAAATCTTTAACCCTTGAATCTGTGTCAAAATGGGGCGCAGCAGTCGCGATTGAAAAGACAGATGATGCTTTTATGGTTGAGCTGCAGAACAAGGTTTTAAAGGATTTTTACACATTTTTAAAAACAGGAACATTAAAAGGAACACAGAAAAAATGGCAGAAAGCGCTGGCGATTGCGAAGGGTGCCGTACTCAACAAATTTGCAGGGATGAACAGAAACGTAACCGAAGTCGTAGGATTTGCAAACGTAATGGATTTTTACGACTGGTTAGGAGACAAAGAGATTACCGTACAGACGATGTTTGGTTTACAGTATATCAAAGACTTCTTCGGTTTCTCTACACTGTTCCTCCTCCCTGATGACTACATCCCGGCAAAAACTGTTATTGCAACACCTGTAGAAAATATCGACTTGTATTATATTGACCCCGGCGACAGCGATTTTAAAAAGCTTGGGCTGGACTACACAACATCTGGCGAAACAAATCTGATTGGCTTTCATGCGGGCGGAAACTATACAAACGCCACAGGCGAAACATACGCCATTATGGGGATGAAACTGTGGGCAGAATACCTTGACGGTGTTTGCGTAGTTACTGTCGGAACTACAGAAACTATCCCAGAAGTATCAAGCACCGTTTCGGAAGCAAGTTCGAACGGAAAATAAAAGGGGTTGATTGAGTGCTTTATGAAATCATGAATCACATTCACAATTTTTTCCCGGTCAAGGGGGCAGCAATCACAGGCAAAATAACAATCGGGGAATGGCTTTTCGACACACATACAGATGCAACAGAAGATGCTAAAGACCTACGTTATTCTGCTACCGCGATTCGCCTCCCGCTACAGGATGGGCAGTATTATTTGATAAGCGGCTCTGTCTTTAATGACGGGGTTTATCAGTATCACAAAGGCGA